CTACGGAGTTTGTGATAATAGTTGGGTCCGTACTGCATCTATGTTCGGTCTTACTAACCCTCTTTGGGTTGCTTGGGATCTAGTACCGTGGTCATTTGTCGTTGATTGGGCTTTACCAATTGGCGACTTTATAAATGCCCTCGGTGCACCAGCAGGTTTGGGGTTCTTGCGTGGGTATACTTCCCAACATACTGAGTATGATGGGGAGGCTACCCTGCATCCGGACCCCGACTCCGGAATTAGCGTTCAGGCCCCTTTCGGGGGGCGTTCTCGCGGTTCCGGTTATTGGAGGCAAGCATATGATCAATGGCCTATGCCACGATTATATGTGAAATCGCCGTTTACTGCTACTCATGCCATAGAAGCTTTTGCGCTTCTACGTACGATGATCAGATAACGGTATCCCGTTAGGACGATTTCTTCGTCCTTTCACACCAGACCGGCCATGTAAATGGCCTTTTGCGGTATACCCGCTCTATTGTGCAAAAGGAGCACACTATGCCTCAGGCAACGACTCTTGTTCTCACCGACCATACGGGGAACAAGAACTACGACCCGATTTCGATTCGTGATGGGGTCGTCGAGTTCAGCTACGGAACTGGTGTTCCGCTGGCTGACAAGCGTGTCACCATTTCGGTGAATCGCACGCCGGCTGGTCGCCGCAACGTGATCCTGAAGGGGAACTTTCCCATTGTTCAGGATCGCACCGTTGACGGTGTGACTTCGCCTGCTATCGTTCGTGTCGCGTATGCAGACATCAAGTTCAGCTTCGATGCGTCAAGCACCGAGGAGGAACGTGGGGACGCGATCAATCGTATGCTCTCGTTGATTTCTTCGAGCGCCAACGATTGGCTCGACCCCGTGATGACCGGTACTGCCTCGATCTTCTGATCGTGGAAGGCCGGCACGAACGCGCGTGTCTCTTTGGTTCTCTATTTGCAGTTTTGCTTGTAGAGAATGATGAGATAGCGCTTGCACTCTTCGAGTTACTCGGCGAGTGCATCTCCAGTAAGGATAATCCTAATGGTGATGCAAATCCTGAATGCCAAGGTTAAACCTCGCATAAAGGACCCCCGTACGATCGTTGACTTATGTAAGAAACATATCGGTGGTCTCGATTCTTCGATTCCTCGGTATGCCTACTTACAATCACAGTTCCTAACTAAGTTCTGTGATGAGTCACTAACGCCTGCCTCACAACGTAAGGAATCCGCAATTGCGAAATTCCTTGCGCGCGAGGCCGTAAATGCCGAGATTAATGAGACCATTACAACCCTACACGAGGACTATGAAATTTTACCTCGTGTAAGATGGTCTCGCTTTCTTGACTTTACAAGGTCGTTGATCGTGTCTGTTCTTGGTGAAGTTCCCCCTGAGGCGATCTTTGATGGATCGTTCAGTGGTGGTGCAAGCACGAGTCGCAGACGAACTTCCAGCCATCCGGCTTGGAAGTACACGGGAAAGGCACACTGTACTTTAGACGTCTTCA